AAGATGCGCCCGTAGGACTTGTGGGTGTAGTGGTCCTTCTTCAGCTTCACCGCGGGCACCGGCTTGGCCTGATCGGCCTCGACCTGCGCCGCGATGTCAAGAGCCAGCTTCTGCACGGCACGCTTGCCGCCGACGCTGGTCACGCTGTAGCGCACCTCAAGCCCCTCGTCCTCACCGGACATGCACTTGAGGCTCATGCCGACCTGAAGCTCCCAGCCGCGCTTGGCCTGCGGCGGCGCGGGGTCCACTTCAGGCAGCGGCTCGTTGACCGGCACCATCTTCTCGGCCAGCACCTCGCCATCGCCCCAGGCGATGTAGCCGTGCACGAACGAGAACGGGTTGACGGCCCAGGTGCTGCCGTCCTCGACCTCGGTCTGGTCAGCACCGAACACCCAGTGTCCGGTCTTGTCCATCTTGAGGATCGCAGCGCTGTCGCCGCCGCCAACGCTCGCATCAAGCGAGCGCAGTGCCTGCGACAGGTTCTGGACGGAGGGGAGGTTGGCCTTAGAAAACACGATAGCGTTCATCTTATTGTCCTTTCTAGACAAGTTTACCAAGGGCAGCAGCAAGATGCTTGCCGACCTGCAACGACGCCGGGCGCGGATCATCCGCGGGTGCCAGCGTGTCACCCGATGAGACGGCGGTGATGAGCCCTTCCGGCATGGCGATCTTGTGCTTCTTCAGCACCTTCTCGACCTGCGCCGGGCTCTTCAGCTCCGTCAATTCCTCAGCACTACAGCCTGCTTCGGCAAGGGCTGTCAATGCCGTCTGTTCGTTCACCCACTGGCGCGTCGCCCGCTTGGGCACCAGCTTCCAGCCTGGCAGCTCGACGCCCGCCTCCAGCAGTTCGACGGCCATCTCGCGGGCGTCCCTGATCCAGCCCTCCAGCAGGTCGATGCTGGCCAAGGCTTCCGAAAGCCGGAAGATGTTGACCGCCTTGATGTTCTCGCGCTTGGCGCGCTCGACGGCACCGTTGACCAGCGGGCAGATCGACTTGGCAGCGCACCAGCGGCAGTGGTCGCCGGTCGCCAGCGGTGCGTCCGGCCGCTGCGCGGTCTTGACGGCCATGATCAGCTCGGCCTCGAAGCGGCGCACCCGGTCGAGGTCCGTCACCCAGCGCCGCACATGCGGCGGCTGCACGATGATCACCTCGACCGTCTCGACGCCCTCGAAGGCCCAGCGTGTCGCCTCGGTGCGAAGTGCGGCAGCCGTGTAGAAGAGCGCCTGCGGGTTCTCTTCAGCCTCGACAGGCACGCCATCGCCAAACTTCCAGTCCAGCAGAATGCCGCGATTGCCAATCCGGCCAACAAGATCGGCGGAACCAAAAACACCAGGGAGAGCGTCACCAAAGCCCACCACCTGCTCGACTGCGTATTCCAACTGCCCATCCGGGTCGATCTCATCCAGCACCGCCAGCGCGGGCAGCAGCTTGCGCTCCAGCCGGTCCTCCGTCAACTCGATGCCGTTGTGCATCGTGCCGAGGAAGTCGCGCGGGTCCTTCTGCGTCTCCAGAATGGTAGCGATGACGTTGTGCAGCAGCGTGCCCTCGTCGGCGTAGCTGCTGGACGGCTTGGGCGGCACCTGCTGCACAAGCGCGACGCTGCCGGGGCACGCAATCACACGTTTTGCGGTTGAGCCGCCGACAATGTTAGAATGTTGGGCCATACTGTCGTCTCCTGTTATTTCGTCAGTCGTTACAGATTTCTTGTTGACCTGTCAAGCATTGTTTGTTAAGGCTTCCGCATGATCCATTATCACGGACTGCCAATTACACCCGCAACCGCTGCGGCCAAGGCTATAGAAGCTGGCCATGCGTTCATCAGTTTTGCCCATAAAGATCAGTTGGGCGTCGCCGTTGAATTGTGCCAGTCGTTTGCCATTGACAACGGCGCGTTCTCGGCGTGGCGCGGCGGCAACGCAGTGACGGACTGGTCGGGCTATTATGCGTGGGCCGAACAGTGTCGGCGTGTTCCGTCGTGCGATTTTGCCGTAATCCCTGATGTTATTGATGGCAACGAAGACGCCAACGATGCGTTGCTGGATGAGTGGCCGTTGCCGCTGTGGTTTGGCGCGCCGGTCTGGCACATGCACGAAACGCTGGACCGCTTGGAGCGCCTTGCACTGCAATATCCGCGGGTCTGTGTAGGCAGTTCGGGTCATTTCGCCGTCGTAGGCACGCCGAGTTGGCGCGTGCGTATGGGTGACGCTATGCGTGTGGTTTGCGACCGCGAAGGCCGCCCATTAGTGAAACTGCACGGCCTACGAATGCTCAATCCTCGCGTATTTACGCGGTTCCCGTTTGCATCAGCGGACAGCACAAATATCGGCCGCAACGTCGGTATCGACAAGAATTGGTCAAAAGGGCACTACCTGCCCCCGACAAAAGAAGCACGGGCGCAGGTCATGCGCCAGCGCATAGAAGCCCACAACGCCCCCGCACAATTTAACTTTGAGGAAGACCTATGCTTATAGTTGCCGTCGCCGCATACGCCGCTGCCATTGTCGCTGCCAACTTGTCTGTGGCTGCTTTTGGCCCTGCCATCTCGCCCGTAAATGCTTTTCTGTTCATTGGGTTTGACCTAGCTTTACGAGATTGGCTGCATATTCGACTGAAAGCCTGGCAGATGCTGACGTTGATCGTTGCTGCTGGCGCGTTATCCTATGGTCTTAACCTCGCCGCAGGTATCATCGCGGTTGCTTCTACGACGGCTTTTGTCGCGGCCGCCGCTGTTGATTGGGGCGTGTTTGCCGCCGTTAAAGGTTCGTGGTTAAAGCGGTCCAACACGTCCAACGTAGCCGCGGCAGCCGTTGACAGTCTGGTGTTCCCGACAATCGCGTTTGGCGCGCTGATGCCGCACATCGTGGCCATGCAGTTTGTCGCCAAAGTGCTCGGAGGCGCGTTGTGGACATGGGTGTTGAACCGTGACCGTTGAAAGCGAGATTGAGAAGTACTTCGTCTGGACGGTGGGACGCATGGGCGGGACGGCCTACAAGTTTAAGTCGCCCAACCACCGCGGCGTGGCCGACCGCATCGCCTGTCTGCCGGACGGGTCCGTCCACTTCGTTGAGCTGAAGGCACCCGGCGGGCGGCCATCGCCGCTCCAGAAGCTCTTCGCGGCCCGCATGAAGGAACTCAGGCAGAACTACACGATACTATGGTCAAAGACGGAGATAGACGAATGGGTCTCGAACTTAGACCATACCAGAACGACGCGGTGACGTTCCTGTTCGAGCGTGACCGCGCCATGATCCTGGCCCCTGTGGGCGCGGGCAAGACGGCCATCACGCTGCGGGCCATGGCCGAGATGAAACGGGATGGCCACGCCAAGCGTTGGCTGGTGGTGGCGCCCAAGCGCGTCTGCACCGACGTGTGGCCGGTCGAGGTCAAGAAGTGGGCACCCGACCTGACCCTAGCGGTCGCCGTCGGCAACGCGGCGCAGCGCAAGGCGGCGTTCGCGGCCAAGGTGAACATCGTCGTGTTCAACTACGACAACCTCGACAAGATGCCCGAGGGCGACTTCGACGGCATCGTCTTCGACGAGCTGACCCGGCTCAAGAACCCTTCGGGTATGCGCTTCAAGGCGCTGGTCAAGGTGCTCGACCGCTTCAAGGTGCGCTGGGGCCTGACGGGCTCGTTCACGTCCAACGGGCTGGAGGACGTGTTCGGCCAGTGCAAGGTGATCGACGAGAAGCTGCTCGGTCGCGCCAAGGGTGCGTTCCTTCAACAGTACTTCGTCTGCATCAACCGGGACTTTGGCGAGTGGACGCCGCGCCGCGGTGCGCTGGAACAGGTGATGACCCGCATCCGCCCGGCGACGTTTGTGCTGGAGCCCGGCGTCTACAAGGACAAGCTGCCGCCGTGCCATGTCGTCGAGATGCGCTGCGACATGCCCGACCGCGAGCCATACGAGAAGATGAAGCGCGAGTTCGTCTGGCAGGACATCACCGCCCTGTCGGCCGCTGCCGTCACGACCAAGCTCCAGCAGATGGCCAGCGGCTGGGTCTACGACAGCGTCTCAACGGCGTCCGAAACCGCGGGCCAGTTCAAGGTCACCAAGGCGGCGCACTGGTTCTCGACGCACCGCTTCGACCTGCTGGACGAGGTGCTGGAGGGCAACCAGCGGGCCAATACGTTGATCGTCTACAACTTCATCGAGGAGTTGGCGGAACTGAAGCGCCGCTATCCTGGGCGGCTGTGGACGCTGGACGATGGCGCCGACGTGATCGAGCGCTGGAACGCGGGCAAGATTCCGCTGCTGGCAGTCCACCCCAAGTCGGCGGGCCACGGCCTCAACCTGCAACACGGCGGCCACCACCTGGTGTTCCTGTCGCTGCCGTGGTCGCTGGAACTCTACGAGCAGGTCGTCGGCCGTCTGCACCGCAGCGGGCAGGAGCGCGACGTGTGGGTCTAC